AGGATTGCCATGACCATCAACGAAGTCGTCGACAGCCCCGCAACTTGGATTGTGGTGGCAGCAGTCAGCGAACTGATTGCGCTGAGCCCCCTGAAGAGCAACAGCATTGTCCAGCTGGTGTTCCAGGGCCTGGGCCTGCTGCGCGCCAGGAGAGGCCGCTAGTAGCGAGGCAAGCCAAGGCCCATCAAGGGGCCTTGATCTGTGATCGGGCGGCCCTCTGGGGGCTTAGAAGGCAGGTTTGGGTCTTCCCCTATGCGGTCAGCAGGGGGGTTGAAAGAGACCTGCTTGGGCTTTTGGCCCATCATCATCCCTGCAGGTCCGCACATCACTCAAACTCCTTGAGATGAAATTGGAGGCATATGGCTCCATCCTTGTGTACCGGATAGAGGGTTGAGCCGCCATGCGCAGAGTAAGCCTGCTTGAGGTACTCGTACAGGAATGGATGCTGCTCCTTGTGCTGTTCCATCAAGGTGATCAAGATGGCAAGCTGAGAGCGTGGCAAGAGACGCTTCACCGCTGATCAGAAGCGCTTCTTGCCACCCCCTTTGCCGCCTTTATGGCCCTTTTTGCCGCAGCCCATGGTGTTGTGGTGGGTTAGTAGTCCCACCTTACCCGTGGTCGGCCAGGTCTCAACCCTATATGGATGAAGCCTTTGTGGGCTCCATAGCCCAATGAGTAGGGCCAGACCACATCAGCCCAGTCCTGAAGCTCTTTGACGGACATGCCGTCCAGGTAGAAGTCGACAGCACCTGTATCTGGCCCGTCATAGAGGTGCTCTGAGCGACTGGCGCCACCCACCTGGGCGTTGATCTTGGGTGGGCGGTAACCGCTGGTGATGATTGCTGGCCGCTTGAAGTGGTCACGGGCCTTCTGGATGAACTGACAGAGCACCAGGGCGGTGTCGCATTGGTACTGCTGAGTGAAGCGCCGTGCTTCGGACTGCAGCGTGAGTTCGCCGTAAGTGATGTTTGGGGTGACCTTGTAGGTGAACGGCGCCTTAGGTGAAAAGGAGATGACGGTGGTCTGGTTGCCGTGCTCACTGACGAGTGCGATGAGCTTCTTTGCGTAGTTGGGGTCCGTTGCGTACCCGTCTTTGACCAACCACCAGGCGGCATCAATGAGGCTATTGGCGTTGTTGCAGCCCTTCCAGGTCTTGAAGTCCTTGTACCAGCGTTCAACGAGGTAGTTGACGCCCTCTTGGAGGGAGTTGAAGTCCAGGAAGTTGTCGACGATGGTGACCCATTTGCCGTTGATGAACTCCTGGGTCTTGTGACCAGTGCCAGGGCCCTTGAGGCCCCACATGTTGTTCTTGCCCGATGGGCTGCGACCCCAGTTGCTCTCGCAAGCCCACTGCGCTGCAACCAGTTCAGGCCATTTGGCACCTGCCCTGATGGCTGCATTACGGATGCCAACCCAGTCGTTAGTGACCTGGTCGAGCTTGTCGGGCACTGCTGAGCGGTAGATCTCCGCAAACTCCTCCAGCACCTTGCTTTCGACGTGTCGCTCTAGGTATTCCCATGCAGCGATCTGATGCGGCAGCTCTTTGTAGAACTTTGCGGCGCTGGTGAGGCGAATGATCATGGGAGGGGCAGCGGGTCTTTAGGGAAGATCTGAGCGTTGCTGACCTCAAAGGGCAAGCGTTCCCAGATGTCGCATTGCACCGCGATGTCCCAAGCCATGTCTTCCGAGAAAGCCATGACGACTGTCTGGAAGGCGCCTTGCTCTTTGGTGCCGCCGTACCCGATAAAGACACCAGGCAGGCGGATCACATAGGCGCGTGGTCGTTCAGTCGGGTCCATGAGACGCGAGCCAACTGGCGGCTGCGCCTGTCTTCGGAAGAGTTTCCAGAGGGATGCCAAGAAGCGTTGCATCGAGGGCGCCTTCGATGTTGCCCATATACGCCTGGAGTTCTAAATCCCAAAGCTCGGATTGTCTCTCCTTGATCGCACGGTCTTCGTCAATGGCGAGCGATTCATTCCAGAACTGAACAGCGCCTGCCAGGGCGTCAAGGCGGTCGTCATGCGCCAGGCAGTTTTTGTCGACGGTGATGTGGGTGAGCTGGTGGAACAGCTGATAGGCCAGGGCGGTCTCGATCGGGTCGTTCTCACGGCCTTTGGCATCGAGTTCAACGACAGAGCGGTTGATGACCAGCCGGTGCTGGTTCATGACGGGCTCCAGGGCGTTGATGATGCGGCGTTCCTTCTGCACGTTGCTGCGCACCGTTTCGACCGTGCAGGGATGCTGTGCGCGCAGATAGGGCTGCAGGAGGCTCTGCAGCATGCCTTGACCGAACTGATCCTCCAGGAGGACCAGGGTGACCTTACGGCGCCTTGCAGCGGCTGCTAGGCCCTCCAGAACGGGTTCTGTGTAGCCATCGCTATATGCACCGACCTCCAGGACGTACAGGTTGCCGTTGAGGTGGGCGACGATCGCGTAGGCGGTTTCGTCAGCGCCGCGGCCAGACGGGTCAATGAACATGACGACGCCAGTGAATGGCAGCCAGTCGCCATGGATGAACGCAGGGCGGTGGTAGTAGTCCCCGCTGAAGCCGACTGCAGGCAGATCTGTGATGCGGTATTCGGCTCCTGCTGACCAGACGACCTTTTCGGGGGCGTGATCATCCACTTCAAGGACGACCAGGTCACTAAGGCGCAGGGGGAAGCGCTGCAGATCCGACAGGCTGGTATCGAGCTGGAACTGCAACGTGAATTGCGACCGGCCGTAGGACGCCTCACGTTCCAGGAGGTCCAGTTCAGAGAAGCGTGCGGGGTCTGTCGGCTTGCCTTTTGCCGTTTCACACCCCTCTTGGATCATGGGTGCCAAGGCATCGCCGTATTTGGCGGGGTTAAGGGGATACCTGGCAGGCCATATGCGGCAGTCATAGCCCCGTACCCGCAGCTTGTTGTAGACGCTCTCTTCGGTCTGGGGCGTCCCCAGGGCCATGATCACGCCACCGGGCTTGAGGATGGCGTTGAACTCACCGACCGACGTCGCCAGCTTCTCCCGCATGCCAACGGTCCAGCTGGTGTTTGGTACTTCGCAGTCATCCGCCAGGATCAAGTCAGCACGACTGCCCGTCAGCTGACCAAAGACCCCTACGGACTTCACTGATGGGCTCTGGTCCGGTATCGCAGGCCTGACGTCAAACCTGTTGCTTGCACTGCGCTGGTCTTCCCTATCCGGCTCCAAGCACTGCAGCAGGGGCATCTCCCTGATCAGCCGTAGGCAGAACGTCGCAAAGTCATCGGCCCTGGTCTTAGAGGCCGACACCACCATGATCTTCTTCTGCGGGTCGTTCCTCAACAGCCACAACACATAGGCCGCGGCCATCCAGCTCTTACCTACCCCACGAAAAGCCTCGATAATCCGCCGCTTTGACCCCTCCTGCATGTACTGCGCAATGTCCAGCTGCACTGGCGTTGGATCCGGTAGCTGCAGATGCCTCCACACCACCACCAAGAAATACCGGAAGTCCCGGTCAAATGGCTCCGGTAACGCATGCCACGCAGCACCCTTGCCCATCAACCCGCCTTACGCCTGAACGTCACCACGTTCTCAATGTCCGGTAACGCCTTCGCTAAATCCCCAAACGGTGTCCCCTCAACAGGCTGCGCTGTGATCTGGTTGTCCTTCAAGAACTGCCTCAAGATCCCTAACTCGGCAGCACTGATCGTCCCGTCATCCAACTTCCCCTTCAAATGCTCAGCCAAATCAGCATGCAGCTGACTCAACAACTCGTTCGCATCTCGAGCCATATCAGACCCACCTGATTCGCCAAGCATAAGCAAAGAAAAAAGGGCCCCCTACCCACCACAGGAAAGGGCCCACTCACTGGGACAACTCCAAGTCGTCGACCAGTCAGTCATCTAACCCTACACCCATCCCCTAAAACCCTGTCCACCACTCACTGTCCACATAAGAAGAAGACCCATCCCCTCCCCCTAAGAGCCCTATAGATACCCATAGGAACCCTATAGATACCCATAGGTGTCCCTTGGGACTCCATACAGAGTGCCCTAAGAGTGGCGCGCCGTAAGGCCGCCTTCGCTCCTTCGTCCACAGAAGCGCTCTCTCCTGATTCCCTTGGGTCATATTTGGGGGCAAAAATCTCAGGGGCTTACGCTCTAGGGGCCAGGGCCTGTCACCCCCCTCCGGGTCGCCTCCAGGGGCTCAGGTCCGCTAGGATGTCCAGCAGGTGCCCCAGGTCGGCCGCCAGCAGCGGCCTCCTGGGGGACTAGGGGTCCCTCTCCCGGCTAGGATGGAGCAGCAGGGGGCCTCGGACCTGGGCGCGGTAGCGGCCGGGGCCGCAGGCTTCCTGAGTTGAGCCGCCCAGGTCACCTAAAGGGGACCC